AAGTGAAGAACTTAAGCGTGGAAGCTATTGTACTTAACGGTACAAACACGTTAGCATAATTCGGATTATCCCGGCGGATTTTAGATTTGATATGTAATCACAATTTACAACAATTAGAATAAATTGTTGTACAACATCAAGTAGAGGGGTTTAACAGGCCTCTTTTGTTTTTGATTTCATTCAAGCTTAACACCATATTAAATTATTTTAATCCAAGGACCGCGTTGAAATATATATTAGGAGAAACTCAGTATTAGTCCATCTCCTTTTCCCTAATTTCGATGGCCAACCAGAAACTGTTTAACAAAAATGAAATCCATAGTATCTGCTGTTCTTCGGAACAGAAATCACCCTGCTGTGAGGAAAATTTCCTCTTATGTCCCTGATGATTTTATCAAAGGAGGCATGCAGTTAGGTTTTATGCATGAATTTGAACGTATGATTGACAATAGTGTCATTTCTTCTAGCTTAGTATTAGATTCTTTTAACATCAATGTCAAAGTCGGCGATTTCGCTGTCTTTGCTTACAATTTTTGCACATCAGTAAGAAATTGTACTAGTGTTGTTGAATTTATGAATCAGGTCATAGTTACTTTATCAATGTTGATGAAAACCACTCCTTTCGAGATGTTTAAGTCGGCAGGCAAGTACTGCATTCTTATTTTTATACAACTATTTGGAGATAGTATCCTTGGCATGGCTCAAACAGAATTTTATGTTAAGAGTATTAACAACGCTCAAGGATTTATTAAACAAGTTAGAAACAATATGTTCAAAGTAACAGACAAGTTGTCTTCAGAATTTGCAAACAAATTATCTACTTTCTTAGGAGCAGTTTTAACGCTTCCTTTTGCTTTAAAGCATAATATAGGAGTAGAATATTTTGGATACCACAAAGGAGCAATATTGAAGATGAGACGAGATCGTGAGCATCAACATTCATTACCATTTGCTATCAAAACTTTAGATAGTTTTTTGTACATATTTGATCGACTTTTAGATTGTGTAAAGTACGGATCGATCGATAGATTAGCATATGACGATGATATGATTTTATTGTATCACGAACATTATAAGTGGCATTCTTTTTATGCCGATAAGTTAGATTTAGTCTGCAATTTTTATTACGTAGATGTCGAGACAGGAGTCAAATCTAGTCAGAGATTTACTACGAAGAGTTATATGACGAATATTGAGAAGCTTATTGTTACGAATAAAGCTATATCAGCGTCAACTCAAGATAAAGTTTTGAAAGCGCAGCTTAAAGTTGAATTAGGCGTTTTAGAACGCGCGAAACTTAAAGTTATGCTTAAATTAGAGTTGAATCGAACTCGGGATGCACCTTTGGCTTTAGCCATAATAGGTTCCCCTGGTATAGGTAAGACTCAAATTGTAGACAAATTTTTGAAGATGAAATGTGATATAGATAAGGAGTTAGGACGTGACCCTTCGGGGTACGATCCATCTCGTGTTTATCATCACAACGGAAGAGATAAATATATGTCCGAATTTTCTTCATCAGATAGATCAATTGTTATTGATGACGTTGGTCAATTCAGAGATGAAATAATTTTGGCTCAACAAGGAGGAGCTATGTCGTATTTAATTGATTTTATTAACGATAATGCTTTAGTTACTGAGCAAGCTGATTTAGAAAATAAGGGTAAAATTTATTTTTATTGTAGTGAGGTTGTAATTACCTCAAATTTTGCAGATTGTAAATTTAGCACCGTTTTTCCAAAAGGTGGTGGTATTTATAGACGTTTTCTTTTTGTATTTTGTCGTGTTAAAGAGGAATTTCAAGTAGAAGGGGAGACCCGACTCAAGGGAGACCTAAAAGACCCCAATAATTTTGACATGCACGAATTTATGTTTAAACGTTACAAAAATTTAAACGGTGTCGATTCGGAAGTATATTGGAACGGTACGGATTGGCAGTCTGAC